GCAACGCTTTATTTGCAGACAAAGATACAATTACTGTAGACTTCTTAATTGCTCCAGGTCTAACAAACGATTCAGACCATGTTACAGTTGTTAATGATTTAATATCAGTCGCAACAGCTCGTAAAGATTGTGTTGTAGTAACTTCTCCTAACCGTGATGCTGTTGTTAATAACGCTGCTGCAAACATTGTTGCAGACACTCTATCAACAATGTTTGGCTACACAAACAGCTCTTATCTGTTTGCTGATAACAACTACTTGAAGGTGTACGACAAGTATAATGATAAGTATCGTTATATTCCAGCAGCATCGTCAACAGCAGGTTTGATGGCAGCTACAGATGCAAACGCAGCTCCTTGGTTCTCACCAGCTGGTTCACGTCGTGGTGCATATCTAGGCATAACCAGCCTTGCTTACACACCATCAAAAGCGCAGCGTGATACTCTGTATAAAGCGTCCGTTAACCCAATCGCAAACATTCCTGGTCAAGGCGTGTTGTTGTTTGGTGATAAGACTGGTCTTCTACGTCCATCAGCGTTTGATAGAATCAACGTCCGTAGACTGTTCTTGACAATTGAAAGAGCAATTGCACTTGCTGCAAGAAATGTTCTGTTCGAATTCAACGATGAGTTTACTCGTGCTGAGTTTGTCAACATCATTGAACCTTTCCTTCGTGAAATCCAAGGTCGTCGTGGTATCACAGATTTCCGCGTAGTTTGCGACGAGACAAACAACACTCCTGCGGTTGTAGATCGCAATGAGTTCATCGCTAGCATCTTCATCAAGCCAGCTCGTTCTATTAACTATGTCACTCTAAACTTTGTGGCTGTAAGAACAGGTGTAGACTTTGAAGAAGTTGTTGGTACAGTTTAATAGCGCTAGAGGAGATATACCATGGCTATTTTAGGAGTCGATGACTTCAAGTCAAAACTAAAAGGTGGCGGCGCTAGAGCAAACCTGTTCAAAGCGACGATCAACTTTCCAAGATACGCTGGGGGTGATGTCGAACTGACATCATTCCTCTGCGAGGCAGCTCAGTTGCCTGGTTCAACACTAGGGATGATTGAAGTCCCTTTCCGTGGCCGCCGTCTAAAGATTGCTGGTGATCGCACATTTGAATCTTGGACCGTAACTATCATTAACGATACAGATTTCAAAGTCCGTAACGCAATGGAACGCTGGATGAACGGGATGAACAATCACCAGCTAAACACTGGTTTGGTCGATCCAATTTCTTATCAGTCTGACTTATTTGTAGAGCAGCTCGATAAGAATGGAAAAGCTCTAAAGAAGTACTCATTCAAGGGTGCCTTCCCAACAGCGGTTGCTCCAATCGATCTTTCATACGCTACAGAAAATGAAATTGAAAGATTTACAGTGGAGTTCCAGTATCAGTACTGGACATCAGATACCACTAGTTAATTAACCGTACTAAATAATCGGAAGGGGCGAACAGCCCCTTCCATTAATACTTAGGATACACAATGGCTGATGAAGGTTTAAAGATTTTTGGTTTTGAGATTCGTAGGGCAAAGACCACTGCGAACAATAAATTATTGCCATCTATCGTACCCCCTGTAGATGATGATGGTGCTGGATACGTTACCGCCGCCGGTGGATACTATGGCACGTATGTTGATATCAATGGCGACACCACAGTTAAAGATGACGCTGTCTTGATTAGACAATACCGCGGTGTAGCAACCCATCCTGAAGTCGATGCTGCAATTGAAGACATTACAAACGAAGCAATCGTAACAAGCGCTAATGAACAATCGGTTGCGTTGGTTCTTGATAAGATTGAAGCTCCCGATAATATCAAAAAAGCTATCACTGAAGAGTTTGATAATATCATCTCGATGTTGAACTTTGGTGAATTGGGCCACGATATCTTCAAACGTTGGTATGTTGATGGTAGAATGTATCACCATCTTGTTGTTGACGATAAAAACCTCAAGGCTGGTATTCAAGAAATCCGTCCAATTGATGGATCAAAGATCCGCAAAGTAAAGCAAGTTAAAAAGAAAAAAGATCCAATAACTGGTGCTGAGATCATCGAGAACATCGATGAGTTCTACATTTACCAAGACAAGCCTGGTGAGCAGAATAGCGGAATCAAACTAAGCAATGATTCTGTAAGCTATGTTACATCTGGTCTGCTTGATGAAAATAGACGCAAGGTTGTTTCGTATCTACACAAGGCTCTAAAGCCTGTTAACCAATTGCGTATGATGGAAGACTCGCTGGTGATCTATCGCCTTGCTAGAGCTCCAGAACGGCGCATCTTTTATATTGATGTCGGAAATATGCCTAAAGGTAAGGCAGAAGAGTACATGAAAGGTATCATGGCTCGCTATCGTAACAAGTTAGTTTACGATGCTACCACTGGTCAAATCCGGGATGACCGTAAGCATATGTCAATGCTAGAGGACTTCTGGCTACCTCGTCGTGAGGGTGGTCGTGGAACCGAGATCACAACTCTTCCAGGCGGTGACAACCTAGGACAGATCGAAGATATCCTATACTTCCAAAAGAAGCTATACAGATCACTCAATGTCCCTATCAGCAGAATAGAATCAGAATCACAATTCTCACTGGGACGCTCTTCAGAGATTTCTAGAGATGAGTTGAAATTCCAGAAGTTTATCGATAGACTTCGTTCACGTTTCAATACTCTGTTCTACAACATTCTCAACAAGCAGCTAATCCTAAAAGGTATTATTACTCAAGAAGATTGGGATGAGTGGAAGAATGACATTATTGTTGACTACACAAGAGACAACCATTTCACAGAGCTAAAGAATAACGAACTGCTTCTTGGTCGTCTACAGCTTATGGATGAAATCTCTCAATATGTTGGTCAGTACTTCTCACGTGAGTGGGTAATGAAGAACGTGTTGCAGTTGGATGATGATGATATTAATGAAATGAAGGGCCAGATGGATACTGAAGGCAAGCAAGGTGAGTATGACAGCATTATTCAACCTGATGCTGGTGGGGGTGGTGGAGCTGTACAGATTCCACAACGACCTCAACCACCTATTCCAGCCGGTCAAACGCCCCAATAATTTAATTACATAAATATATGTTATGATAAGGAGAACACTATGAGTATTGAAGATTTTATTGATAGAGTACAAGTTCAAGATTTTACTAATGCCGCCCCATTGTTTGGTGAGCTGATGGCTAGTAAACTTGGTGATGCTTTAGATCAAGCTAAAATGAAAATCGCAAATGAAGTTTTTAACTCGGGTGATGAAGACGACGAAGAATTGGAAGATGTTTCCGATGAAGAAGTTGATGAAATCCTCGATGGTGACGATGAAGAGGACGATGAGGAATAATATTTCTCAAAGTTAAAAGATTTATAAATAAGATTAATAAGTTGATAATACAGGTATTAACATGAAGCTGATTGCTGAATTTACAGATAACAAGCTCGAGGTTCTAACCGAGCGTACCGAGAGAGGTGGTAAGAACCACTTCATCGAAGGTGTGTTTATGCAATCAGAAACAAAGAATCGTAACGGTCGTATCTACCCCAAGTCAGTAATGGAAAGAGCAGTAGATCGATATGTTACAGAACAAGTTAAGACTGGGCGGGCTGTTGGTGAGTTGAATCACCCAGAAGGCCCAAACATTAACTTGGATAAGGTTTCCCACATTATCGAAAAGCTAGATTGGTCTAGCAATGATGTTGTGGGTAAAGCACGCATTCTCGAAACTCCAATGGGTAATATTGTAAAAGGTTTGCTCGATGGTGGTGTTCGCTTAGGTGTGTCAACTCGTGGTATGGGTAGCCTTGAGGAGCGTAATGGCACAATGTTCGTAAAGGACGATTTTATTCTTAGCACAGTTGATATTGTGCAAGATCCATCTGCACCAACAGCCTTTGTTAATGGAATCATGGAAGGTGTAGAGTGGGTTTGGAATAATGGCATTATTCAACCCCAAGTAATTGAAAAAATGGAGACTGAAATTAAGAAAGCTCCACGCAGTGGCCTCTATGAGGCTCAGGTCCGTGAGTTCAA